GTGTTGATCCCATCAGGCAGGGACGTAACGCTTCGCAGGTCTAAGTCGCCGCCCACAGTAGGGTTGAACCCATCAGGCAGGGACGTAACGCTTCCGATGTATAAGTAGCCGCCCACAGTAGGGTTGAACCCATCAGGCAGGGACGTAACGCTTCCGATGTATAAGTCGCCTTTAATTTCTTCCTTACCTAAAAATTGATCTTCTGTAAGGTTGTATTTTTGTTTAAATTGTTCTTTGTTCATTTTTATAGTATTAGTAGTAAGATTAAAGTTTTGTTAATTCGTTTCGGGTAAATGGCAATCTAAAGCCCAGTCCATGCACCATATATGAATTTTGCTCGATAGCAACTATTTTACCCCGCCATCCATTCATTGGTATTTGACTGCCCTGATCGATAGCGTCGGTAGTAATTGAAACCTTATCGCCAATTTTTAAATTGTCTAATATTTTATCAACCTCTAACTGACATTCGCTTGTTAGTTTGTTTAAAACCGAATTGCCATTTACAAATAGCTTTCGGGCATCGTCGTTACATTCTAACAATCGCTGTATAAACCGATGGTTGCCTAATGTGTGCTTTTTGTGTCCGTTGCCATAGATAAACCATAGCTTTTCAAGTTGTTTCTTTTGGGTATCGGTTAAAACTACTTTCATATAATATCCAAACTTATTTTAATGAATTTATTAATAGCCGAACCGGTCTTATTAAACATTTTCATGGCATTCTTTTCAGAGGTTGCTATAATTGGTTTTGTTGTTGTAAAGCCATCCTTATTAAGGTACGTGATGTAATATATTCTACTTTTCATATTTTCAATCTTTCCCCATCCTATCCTCAATCCAGTTCATCAACCTGTAATATCTACGTGCCATTTCCATATCCTCTAAGGACAGGTAAAATTCCATCTGAAACAACGCCTGTTGGCGAAATTCTATGAGGCGTTTGAAGCGGTCGAGGCGGGTCATGGTGTTTGGGTTAAGCGGTTAATAACGAAGCAGGTTAATGCAATTGGTAAATCTGCAATATTTAGTGTACCAATACATGGTATCATTGCCGTTCATTTTAGATAGGGAAACTTTTATCTTTTTTCTGTAAGTTTTCATTTCACCGACTCCTTTCCACGTTTAAGGCTTTCGGCAAGTGCCTTCAATCCCGGATGTTTCCTAACCGGACTTTGTGCCATGCGTTTATCGTCGCCCTTGTATTGGAATTTTTTTGTTGAGGTTTTCATAATCCTTTCAATTAATGTATAATAACAGGACAAATTTAAATTTAAGTTTTTATATATGCAAATATATTTGATTATTTTTTGATTATTTTTTTATATGGCCCCCTTTTTATAAATGTTAATTGAAATATTTCTTCATAGGTAAGACCCTTTTTAAGTCTATTTTTTATAAAAAAAACAGGGAGATTTAATAAACGCCCCCATTGGGTTAATGTGTGAGTTTCACCCTGTATGGTTATAATAATATTGCTGCGCCTATTATTTGCCTGCTCTCTTTGGGTCACCCATCTAACATTGCCTGGTTCATAATTACCATCGTTATTAATCCTGTCTATAGAGTATTTTTTAGCGGGCCGTTTCCCTATATGAGATAAAAATAACTCGAAGCTATTTATCCAGCCTGAATATACGGTTATTCCGCGCCCTCCGTAATTTTTGTAATATCGGTGCTTTTCATTATAACACCTCAATATCATATTTCTAAAACACAAAAATTCAGCCCGGTATGATTTTTTAATGGAAAATATAGAATGTGTAGGTATCTTTTTTGTTTTTATCGGTTTTGATTTAGGATTACAAATTTTACACTTGTGTGGGCTTACATTAAAACTACCTATGGTTATGGTTTTAGTTGTACCACAGCCATTACACCGACACACTAAAAATGCACAATCATGAAAATATCTTCCATTCTTTATTGGTTTTCTTTCAATTGAAATTACTTCGTGATTGTTTTTTATCTCACCTATTTTATATGAAAAATCTTTTCGTAATGCCATATTACAAATATACGCTTTTTATTTTTATTTTACCATTGTATTTGTTTTTTAAAATACTTTATATATATTTGCATATAATTTTTAATAAAAATGGCAGATATAAAAGAAAAGTTACACGGAAGGGTGATTTATAAATTTAAACACCTGCATAATATTGGTGAGTTTTTTGTAAGCGATAGGCCACGAAATAATATACTTACCTCTTATAGGACATATAAGAAGAAACATAATATCTTATGTTCTTTTACCTCTTATGAAGACGGAACAACCATAATAACACGCATAGCATGATCACCCTCGCCGACTTCTACGCGTATTGCCTTGAAAATCCAGGCATTGACATTTTGGAAGAGATGCGGGGAGCGGTGGAGGGGAATGAAAGATTGAAAGCAGGTTAGATATGAATAATCAAGATTATAAAGAAATCGATATTGCATTACAGAAATGTATTGATAGGGGATACATGGCAAGATTAACTGGAAAGTCAAAGTATGAAAACGAATTTGAGCCGGGTAGCTTAAGTTTTGATGCGTGGCGGTGTGGATATGAATTACCTGACCTCACCCCCGACATATTGGGGATGGGGATAACGGATTGAAGAAATGACGGCCGTAATAATCATATTGATAATAGCTAATATAATTGTGTTTATAAATAATAAGTATAAATGAAAAAATACAAGATAATCATCAAAAACCACAAAAGACAACACCGCGCCGATGTACTAAAACTTAAAAAACTTTGGATATGGACATGGTGGGAGCCGATATTAACAGAAGTTGGTAGCCGGTGGATGATAAACTATTATATAACGCAATGGTGCAAGGAGTTTGGTGTGGATGAGGTGGAGGATTTGACGAAGTAAATAAGACAATGTAAAATAAAGAGTTAACAATAGAAGTAAGGGCGGAAGCACATGCAAAAAAATACGCCTATCCACTAACTGCAGCCAGTGCTTACATCGCCGGCGCAACCGACCAATACCCTATCTCTACCCAAAAAGAGCAGAATAGGATCTGTGGGTTGATCAATGATGAAATAAAGAATATTGAAGGCAATGGACATACTGTAATAACAGTCGAAAAAGTTCACGCCTTAACCGACCTTTTAACCAAAATAAAATCAACATGCAACCCTTCGACGAACTAAAAGACCTTACCTTTGACGAACTTTGCGAAAGGTTAAAGGCGGCATACGAAGCAAAGGAAATAGAGATGGATATCCTGGTTTCCATTGCCGGGCAATATGCAGTATATCATTATCAAAAACAATTAAAACAATAACACATGAAAAAAGCAACACTACTCACAGCCTTAATAGGCTTATCATTCGCCGGGATGGCGCAAAGCAAAAAAGTTTATCAGCCCGATTTAACAAAGAAAGTAACCCTACAAGTTACCGTAAGCGCACTTGACCTAAACAACTACATGTATGTAGTGCAACAAGGCGGCCCCCAGGCTATTTCAGCCAGCCAAACATTAACCGGCGACAAAATAACCCGTTTCTTAAAAGGATTTGGGGCGGTAGCAGACAGCCTAACCAACATCCCCGCAAGATCGTGGCTTCAATTTTATAAAGATGGAGAAAGTAAATGGACTGCCGATACCTTAAAGGATTCTAAAACCATTAAGAAATGAACCCCATCACAGTAATACTATGCCTGATCGGCATGTGGATAGTTAGAGGGCCGTATGAGGATTGATTAAATTAAGGAAAAAATGGAATGGACAAAAACAAGCGATGCCCTACCCGAAAAATACATAAGGGTATTAGTCTACGATAATAAAAATGATGTTATAAAAATAGATATGTGTGTTAATGAAATTATAGCAACACCAATTGGTTATTCATGGCAGACCTCGTATAGGGGTCATATTACACATTGGATGCCACTTCCATTACCACCATCAATTAAGTAACCATGAAACTCGATATTATCTCCTTTTTAGCCGCAATAGGTTTAGCAACTATAATTTTACTTATAACTTATTTTATATGCAAACATTAAAAGACTTCCTAAACAGGATAAAGCCAAAGAAAACGCCTGTAATGACAAAGGCTGACCGTATAAAAACAGGCCGTGAAATGCACCGCCAAATGGCAACAATGGAATTGGAGAAAAAGGAGGAGAAGAAATGAAAACGCCCCCATATATAGTATATAACCCTAAATATGGAACGTATAGCAAAAACGCACGGTTCAAATATTGGGATATGCTTAACGATGTTGGCATAATGAAAAATGAGTTGGAAGCCTATATCAAATCCCACCCACCCATGATATACTGGCAAACATGGCAAGCCTATCAGAAAGCGAAAGTAATTCGCATACATGCATTATATCAATAATTAATTAACTTTACACTTTAAAAATTAACATTATGTCACTAAAAAACCTAATCGCCTCAATAGGCCATTTTTTTGAACACTTATTTAAAACCACCCAAACCGCATTTAACGATTTGCCAAAAGAGCAACAGGATGCAATCATTAGCGGTGTAAACGTTAGTCAGATTATAAAAGAAGGCTATTCTAAAGGCGAAACAGCGATTGTAAGCGAAGTTGCCGAAAAGCTGAGTGTAAGTACGGATGTTGCAGAACAGGTTATCCTTCATGTCCTTAATAGCATACCAGGCATTAACGTTTTCAGTATCCAGGTTGGTTTAAATAGATTAGCAGACCATATACAAACAGGCATAACAGATGAAGGATGGAATGGCCTATGGGAAACGGTTGCTAAAGCAGGGGCATCATGGTTGGCAACTGGCTCATTAAATTGGGTAACACTCGGATTGGGTGTGGTTGAGTTCGCCTTTCAGCACTTTATAAAGGGCATAAAGTAATGATCGCCGCCCTGATAGTCGGAGCCATTTTAGGCGGTTGCTTTGTGGTGGTAATAGAGTGGTTACTAAAGGAATGGCTATAACAAACGGTTTTCACTTATCCGTCTAAAGTGAATTTGGTTTAGGTTAGCCCCGATTGATTATCGGGGCTTTTTTATTAGGCGGCCTCCCGAAAGAGAGCCGCCTTTGTTATTTCAATTTGTAATCTTAATGCCGAAAAAATCCTCTGCTTTTTGCAGGATCAGTCCAATAAATACGGTATACTCCAGGATATGTTTTTGCACCGCTTCTGGTATTTCCCGAAAACTCGTTGCGCCCAGGGCTACAATGCCTATAAAAAACGCGATCATTTTAAATATAGCCTTTATCCTGTCGGGTGTGGGTAGGGTTAATGCACCGATACCAACTACTATTTTGGTATCGGCTTCGTTGGTAACTACGTTTTTTTGAGTTACTATAGGGTCGTTTGGTGTTTCGTTTGCCATGATTATACAATATTAGCTAATTTATTTAATTCTTGTTGCGTCCCAAAAAACCTATCTAAGTCTTGGTTACCCCCGGAAACACTACCATTTATTTGCCCGAATTGGCTATACTGCCAAAATTTATAAGGCCACGCAGAATTAACCGGTGGTGGATTGGTTTGATAACTTGCAACCCAATAAATACAATCAGGCCATATATGACCGCCTAAATTATTTTTAATAAAATTATTATAACTATAAATAATAATCTCATGCCTCCCGCAGTTGGCTCTCATATAAGCAATGCAATCGTTAACACGTTGGATGCAGGCTACTTTGTTTTTAGATACATAAACCCCCTTATCGCCATCACCCTCTAAATCTATCATTATTGGGCCGCATCCCGTGCCAGTAAAATCAATACCCCTCGATAATATGTTTTTAGCCTGTGTAACACCATCTACTGCCCAGTCGATAAAATGATAGGGTATTCTTACTATTTCTGGACGAAATGTTTTTAGATCATGGTAAAACTTTTGGAATAGAGCATCGTGCATCGTTGTCCCCTGCGTTGCTTTAAGTGATACAAAAGCAATATCTTTTGGCAATGTAGCTATGTTTACACCGTCATTAAAATGAGATAAATCTATTCCACGTATCATTTCTTATATTCATAATTACTATAAAGCCACCCTAAAAGTAGCAATATCACAGCACAAAATACAAATAATTCCATATCAATTCACCGCTTTACTACTCGCCATGCTATAATAATTACCTTTAATATCAAAACAGGTTATTTCAACGCGACCGTCATCAAAGGTTGTCGTCGTCTGAAGCCTTATTATTTTCATCGTAAGTATAATATTTAATCAGTTCTATTATATCGGTATATCCTTGTGTTTCGGCTATTTCAAGTATTTGTTTTTGCCTTATCTTATAAAATGTTAGTTCGTCAACAACGTTATCAAAAGCGTGTTTGCACCTGTTCAGTTCATTATCTTCCATATCAACAAATATACAAAATACCAAAATATAATTGCAAGTACTGGAATTGCTATCCAAACGAGGCGTTTAATCATCATTAATGTTGAAAGGTAGGATTACTGGTCGGGGTATTTTTATGCTCTGTAACCCATCCTTTTATATAATAATCGCATTTTTGATTTATGACCTTTAATGCAAAATCGTGTTGAACCAAATGATAATTAATGGTATTGAAATTCTTAATGTATGAAGCCTGATTAACTGCCTGATTATGTTTTATACTATTTATAGTATCGCTCTGATCTTTAAGTTTTGCATCAATATGGCTCCTAAGTTCAATAATTTCTTTGTGAAATTCGGCTGTTTGGGTAACTATATCATTATGGTTATTGGTCGTTCCGGTTTTTGTGTTAAAAACAAACATGGCTAAATACCAAAGAATACCACCAAGAGTAAACAAAGCACTGCAAACGGCTAATATAAAAAGTACATTACCCTTTAGCTTTTCAAAGGCATTCCTTACATCAGTAATATGCTGTGTATTATTATCTACTTTTGTTACCAATTCGTCGTGTCCCATATTTATTGTTTATTTGCTGCAAAAATTATGCTAATTATTTATTCCTATCATTTTCTATGCAAACAGCGTTATTTTCGGGATGAAATGGGGTTAATAAACCCTTTCTATAAGCCCCTCAATGCTGTAAGTAACGGTTGTAAACGTCCCGGTTGTAGCAATTGTTACGGCCGTACCCGCCTTTGCCCGTATGTGTATTGGTACACCCTCGTATGCGCTTGCGCCAGTAACGTTAGTGATTGCTGTAATAAAGGCCCCTGTTAATTGCGATGTATTTAGTGTTACCACACGGGCTGTATTGCTCTGATCTGTATACGCACATGTGATACTAAAATTATGAACAGTTGATGTTGTTACAACGACATTTGCAGATATATCAAAAGACTCGTCTCCCGCCCCTACTGTATAGGTTGCTACCGATGATTGTGCATTTGTTGCATTTGTTATTTCGCCCCTTCCTACTATGCGCGGTGTGAAAAGACCAAGACCAGCGCTAACAGCTGCAGCTACAAAGGCTGTATTCGCCGCCTTTGTACTATTATCCCCTGCGCTTTGGGTTGTAGTTGTTAATTTAGGTATAGCCACATTTTGGCTACCATCGATATCAATAGCCTGTGCTTGGTTGGTGCCCAAAGAAAGGTGGGTATTATTGGCGGTTGATAAGGAAGTTGCATAAGGAGCAGCACCTGCATTAATTGAAGCCGAACTACCCTCTATACCCAACAGCATATCGCCACCAGTATTTTTAAGCCTCATAAATTGATATCCGGTTGTTGCTGAACCGTTATAAAATATATTGGTATTATTACCCATTGTGGATGTTATCAATCCACTTGCGTCTATTGTTCCAAAAGAAGGGTTATCTGCTGATTTATAATAAGTAGAATTATCATAACTTAAGGTAGGTCCAGATGATTTTACAAACCCTGTACCATTTATAGGATTAATGTCGACAGAGCCATTAAAAGCTACGCCTTGTATATTTCTAGAGGTTGTTAATGTAGCTGCACTTCCCACGGTCAGCCCAATAGCCGTGCCTGTTATATTCGTGCCAGTCATACTAGAGGGAGTACCACTCGCACCATTATATAAAATAGGCGACCCCGCAGAACCAATGTTATTTCCTAATGCAGACTGTACACCAGTCCCGAAAGTGATGGCCGATTGTTTAGCGAACCAAGTTGAGGCAGAAGATATATAACTATCCGCTAACGTAGGTGTACTTGATACAGTACCCGATGTATTATTAATTAATACCCCCGCTGTCGTAAGTGGCGACAAGATTAAACTATTTGAAATTATAGTATTTTGGTTAGTATCAATATGTAATGCCTGATGCTGATTAGTTCCTAATGATAATTCCGTTTTGGTTGCTGTTGTTAACGACGTAGCATAACCCTTAGCCCCTGCATTAATAGTGGCAGAGCTTCCTTCTATGCCAATTACCATGTCACCTGACGTATTTTTTAATCTAATATCCTGAAATCCAGTAGTAGCAGAACCACTGAAAAATATACCAATGTTATTACCTGCTGTAGATGTAATTGCACCCGGAACTGAAATATCATTAATATCGCTACCCAATCCAATAGCAGCCTTTGCAGTTACTGGTGTAACTATTCTCATTACCCCATCTGCTGTTTTCCGCATAAAGAAGTTGTCTACGCCACTATTATAGACAGTGGATCTATCTAATTGGTACATATTCAATCTTTGCGAATTATACACCCCACTATCTAAGTAGGTTGACAAGCTATCCATTGAGTTATTCTGCTGAAAAAGCAAATGTTGTTTTTGTGTAGAAGTGCCATGCAATGTTGGGGCTGCACCATAAAAAAATATATCCCTGATATAATTATAACCTGTGAATGTGCCATCAACATAAATGTTCATAGGTGCAAGCATTGACCCCCCTGTAAAATTAACACCTCTTGATGATTTAATATAAATGGTAGTATCTGTTGTAGCGTATGGATAAACTCCAGCTATAATATTACCTGTAATTTGCTCCCCTATGGTCACATTTTTTACGTAGATGGCCGATATTCTATTATGCGTTATTTGATTACCAGTTACTGCGCCATGCCCCTCGTTACCCAAAAGGCTGCCGTCCATATATATACCATAGTCATTTTCTGATATACTGCTTCCTGTAATGTTCAAATTGCCAGCGGGGTCATTAATACCAATGGTATTATATCTTATAGTACTGCCGCTAATTTTCCAATATTCAGCAACAAAATCAACGCCTATTCTATTGTATTTAAGAGCACAATTAGTTATTATGCTTCCCGAAAAATATTGCGTACTATCGCTCCATATATTGTTTGCGTATATAGCACGCCCCCTGAAATTGTTTATAGTCAAGCCTTCAATTTTAATATTATCAGAATTCCCCTCTATATTAATTCCTATTTCTGATTGCGTAGTGCCATTTGGCACACCCGAGCCTGTTATAGTACCGTTCCCCTTTATTGTAGCATTGTGAACGTTATTTAGATAAAATACGTTTATCGCATTGTTGGTATGGTATATCGTACCGTTTAAAACTATAGACTGCCCATCCTTAACCGATAAAGCTGTTGTTACAAAATAAGAACCCGCACCAATTGTTATCGCATCCCCGGTACTTGAAAATGTAAATGCGTTTTGTAATGCTATTCCACGCGCTGCATCGGTGTTCGCTGTAGGGATAAATGTTTTTATCTTACCCGTGCTGGCTATATTTACAGATACATAACCTAAACTATCTAAGTTAATCTTTGTATTTATCTGCGCCTGCGTACTCGTGCCTGTATAGTGATTGAATTGATAGCCTGTAAGTAATTGCACCCAATCCCCTGTAATGGTATTCAGGAAACCGATCTGCGCATTGCTGGCATTGCCGCCACGCTGATACCACGAATTTGGGGTGAACGATGATATAACGGGGGGTACTGTTAATTTGGTACTATCGCTTGTCGGGGCTTGCGCCGAAGCGAAAAAAGGCAATAACAGTATGAGAAATATTAATCTGCGCATAGTTGTTTTGTTTAGGTATAAAGGTATTTGAAATATCAATACGATTGCCTATGTTTGCTTATATGCAAATAGAGATACCCGAAAACATAAACAAAGGCTGGCTTGCACGCAATTTATGGCCTGAAATGAAAAAAGAAAGTGCAAGGGCTAAGTTCCATAATAAGCTGAAAAATGAGTGTAGGATGCGCTTTTTAGATGATGAGATAAAAAAAATCAAAGAATTATTAAAATAAATTTGCATATACCAATATATATGCTTACCTTTACATCATCAATAGGGTTGATTGGTGTTAAAACTTATCAAAAATGAACACAGAACAATTAGAAGATGTAGTATTTACATTTTGGCGTGAAAACAAAGTGGCCAACGAATTCACTATTACAGGAAATGAATTTAAAAACAACTTTAAGGCGTGGCTTGAAAAGCAGGACAAGGATTGGATAGCTTATTTAACTGGCGATGCTCTTGTGTTGCAATTTATAACCCAACGAGAAGGATTAAATTCTGTATTTGATAATGAATTAGAAACCATTAAAAAGCTATATCAATTAGCAAAAATAGTTATACTGGAAGTAATGTAAGACACCTTGTTTTACCTTGATACGTTTTTCAAGGTCCCCCACTCCATCGCTCACAAGGCATGGAGTTGAGGTGGTAAAAAAACATTCAGAAACATGGAAAAGAAACAAATTTACTTAAGAGACAAAAACTACAATTATCACCTATTTGAATATGATAATTTAGAAGAAATTACAGACAAGCTTACCGAATTTGAAATCAAAAAAGGATTAAGAGGAAACATCGGCAACCGCGCTAAAATCGGCTACGGCGCTAACAACGGCGACCGCGCTAACATCGGCAACGACACTAACATCGGCGACGACACTAACATCGGCAACCGCGCTAAAATCGGCTACGGCGCTAACATCGGCAACGACACTAACATCGGCGACGGCGCTAACATCGGCAACGACACTAACATCGGCGACGGCGCTAACATCGGCAACGGCGCTAACATCGGCAACGGCGCTAACATCGGCGACGGCGCTAACATCGGCGACGACACTAACATCGGCAACGACATATGCCTGGGGATTTTATCAAAAGTGTTAGACGGCACCGAATTACTAATTGGTTTTTATTTGAAAGGATCAAATCATTCTGTTACCTATTGCGGAAAAGGATTAATATCAATTGGTTGTCATTCAAAAACAATCGAAGAATGGAAAGAATTATATATTTCAGTCGGCAAAGAAAATTCATACAATGAATTACAATTGGCAGAATATTATCAATATATTCTTATGGCTGAAATGTTCCATAATTTGAATTATAAAGAAATTGTATAGTTTCTGAATGTTCTATATCGATCTGTCACTGGCTCTTAATTGAGCCTTTGGCAGTAAAAATAAATTGTAACAACATGAAAACACTAACAACAAATCAAAAACAGTTAATCGCTTTTTGCGTACTATTTATAGCCTTAATGGGCTATTTGGTTAAGAATGGGATGTTGAAATGAAAACAGAACCTAATGACAGCGCACATCCTATTGTGCTTGACCATGCAGAGCAGGACTACAGCAATGGTTTAACCAAAAGAGAATACTTTGCAGTAATGTTTACAGCAGCGTTTATACAAAGTCCAGGAAATCATCAACCTAATTGGGTAGACGATAATGCTAAAATCGGATTACAGCAAGCAGATGCACTTATAGCCGAACTTAACAAGTAACCATGAAAGACCGCCACTACCGTTTTACAATTAACATTATCGGGCATAAGCGCCATAGCGTTGGTATCTATGCTTTGGATAAATATGTAGGCAAAAACAGGGGCGAATTTATCCGTAAAAAAGCGGCAAAAATGACTACCGATAAAATTACAATAGTAGTGCAAAATAAGGGGCGTGTTGACGTTTATTTACGGTAGGTATAGTATGATACCAAAAGCTAATAATAATTAATCCTATGGCAAAAACGACCTCAAAACTTTGTGAGCATAAAAACACCATCCAAATCGGCACCGAAACAACGGTTGAGGTTTATTGCGTGGACTGCCGGGAGGTGGTTAGGGTTGGTAAAACTATAAAATTAAAACAAAATGGAAGAAAGAAAGAATTACGCTAAAATTGAATTTAAGAATTACAACTTAGATTATGATTATTGTATTTGTGAATTTCACGATATAAAAAACCAATTAGAGGCGGTTGACTCTGCTTTCCACGATGCGGATTATTTGGAATTTGAAGAATTTGGCACACCTGAAATTATCATTACAATTGAGTGCATGACCGATGGTGAGTATGCTGAATATCTACGGATTTGTCAGGAAGAAAATGATTAGGAACGTTATGGAAGCAACCTACACGCCCGAATACCTAATCAACGCCCTAGCAGCAAAGAGCAACCCAATCATCGACGGCTTCTTCTACGGCTATTATGACGGTGAATTGTTTGTTTTGTTTACTAAGGATATTTGCGCTAATTGAGATGAAAATAACCAAAAGGCTACATCATAACGAAAATTATAAAAGTGATGTTAATTTATTTGGCAGTGTGGTTGCTAAATTTAATATACAACCATTTGCAGATGGATATATGGCTTATGTTACCTTTAGGTATAAAGTTAATAGCTATGATGAAAATGAAATACAATACTACGGCAATAGCCTTTTTGGATTAGATGTAGTTCCAAAAAGCAAACTTATAGCGTGTATTGAAATGTATACTAATATACATCAGGTTTTTAAAGATTTTAAACGTAATATTTATGAAAGCAGGGTCTTTAGTGGAGTGCATAGACAATAAATCGTTCCCAGATTTTATTAATCTTAAAACAATTTATACTGTTAGGGATATTTATAATACGGGTGATTATATACAAAGCTTACCTGAAAATATATATCAAGTAAAATACTCTTTTATAAGGGTCGATGAGGTCACTGCCCAAAATATAACTATGCAATATGCAGTTCTTATTGATTTCCCATTCCCTATGAAATGTTTTCGTGAATTGCAGGAGCCAATAGCAAATATTGAAGAAAATATTAATAATAATGTTTTAGAGTTAGAGACTATTCCTAAATAACCCTCACCCAAGTATCAACATCAACCGTAGTGCCGTCTGATGTGGTGGTCAGCACATCGATACTTGCTAATACTGTTTTAGTATTATCGGTGAAGTTATATCTGCATAACTGACTTGCCCCCTCGTTGGTATCTTGTGTAGATGTTGCCCCAGCCACAACTTGTAAAACTAAAGGGTATAGCGAATTAGTAACAAAGTCAACACCGCGTACTAAGTTAGCGGGCCATGGGTCGCCTGCATGTATTAGTATTGGGTCGTTGCTTATTATACCTGCATCTACATACTGTTTATCTGGTATATCCTGCGGATCGGTAAATAGTTTTGGTGCATCATAGCGCAGTATGGGCGTTACAATTACCGGGATGGTTAACGGACTATCAATCTCATTAACCTGTAACTTATCAAATTTGCCGTCCTGCCCTTCCATTACGCTGAAATCCGTTTAAAGAATAGTGTAACCATAGACCGCTGTATAATTGACATAGGCGCACCCAATCCTGTACTATCCGCGTTGCCTCCTGTTATCTGAATAGTTTTATCGTCAACAATACCGTTGTTTGCTTGCCCTTGTGGAACAGGTACAGTTCCAGGGAGGCTACCCCGTACAGGGTCAGCATTGCCACTTCCTGAACCGGGCGAATTTGTTGACCTTACAGCATGACCATGTGGCGTCATTTGCGCCTTAGTTTGGCGTATGCTATCAGCACCTATAATATTATTCAATTCAGCTAACCCATATATCGGGTCGCCGTCAATATATCCTATGGCAACTGTACCGCCCCTATCTGCGCTATCATTCCTTCCATCACATATAACACAACCCTCATATGGGCTTCCTGCTTGCCCTAATCCTGTGCCAACGTTCCAATCAGTTACTAATGGCCGCCCGGTAACTTCTTCATACATACCAACAAAACCTGGCGGGAATGTTGGCGGCGTTGCGCCTGGTATGCCGCTAGCAGGGTCTTCATCATATTGCAAATAATCAAAGCAAAAATCTGTTACCGTACCCTCTCCTGTAATTCCTGATAGGTATACTATTGTTGCAGCATCAAACGGAAACCCTATATTATAATTATGTTTACCAACCGGAATATAAAACGTGCCAATTTCAGTACCTAACGGTGTTGTTCCAATATTCAGCGTAAAAGCGAAGTCATTGCCAAAAATTGTTAAGTTCTTTAACAATGAGTATTTTCTGAATACATCAACCACCGCAAAGTCTGCTGCCTGATCGAAATAGTTTTTTGCTTTTTCCACTACTGTAAATCCTTCGGGTATATCTCCTGTTATTAGCTTTTGTAAAAATACATTTAAAACCGGCATAATTACAATACGTTGCCCGATAAATGGCGTACCGTCCGGTTCTGCCCTTACCACTTCCCATTCGCTACCCTCTGTATTTTGATAATATTCGCCGTCAATCTTTATTTGGTCGCAATCAAACAGCATATTTACCTTATCGCCTATCCAGTTAGGTATACCTTCCGCATTGCCTATAAACAGCGTAAATTTACGGTATGAAACAGCGTTAAGTTTGGTTGTATTCTTTAATTGGTCGTTATAAATAACATCGTCACGGCTCGGTGTATACAGGTGTATGCCACCCTCAACCCGCATCACAATTATAAAATCATCCTCGAAAACAATACCAAAATTGTTTTCTGAATTGGTGCACTCTAATAATATAGTTCCGGGCTGATCATCTGCAACATTAATAGGTTCACTTTGGTAAACATGGTATGCGCTCGTATCATCACTATAATCTAATTCGCAATAATAATCTCCTTCACCATAGTTTGAAAAATCTAACTCAACCTCATAACATTTGAACGTAAAGTCGGGAAAGTTTTTGCCAGTATCAGTTGGTATAATCGTATCAATTAAAGCGTTGGTATGCAAGTCACGCACATAAAAACGGCTCTCATAATCAGCTAAAAACTGTATTTTAGTGGTATCGTTTGTTTGGAATTTCTGAAAATAACATTTATCATCCGAAAATAAGTCAAACGGAATTGTTTGATAACGGGGATCTAAATCGGTTAATTCAACCAATCGGATGGGATTTATTAAAGGAACTTCAAATATTTTTGTTGCCATTTCTTATCAAATATATACAATTATCACCTAATCAGGTTTAACAAATTATTATCCTTAGTTAGCAATAATTTAAATTCCCTCGGCGTATTTTTAGCTACATCAACCCCAGCACTTATAATAAAGCCCCTGTACGAATTGCCGTCAAGCGTATAAGATATGTAAGCACTCGGTAAACTTCGTATCAAAGCATAGGCATCACGGGGTAATTTAGTAGTTATATCAACCAAATAAGGCAAAAATAACTTATCAGCCAAAGCCGATACATTCCAGTTTGAATTTTCCGTATAACGTATGCCATCTAATCCAACGGTTGAAACCGCCGTATTTTTCAACGCGGATGTGAATTTTATTAAATAGCCATCATATTTATCCAATATACCGTGTAAATAGTCACCGTGTCGCACTAAATTACGTTTTGGGGTAAGTAATAGGTTGTAAACACTGCTGCCCCCTGCCAGCCCCGTAATGCTTGTAAACGCCTCACCCTGTATCGGCTGATAATAAGTATGTCCGCTTTCTGGTGTATCGCGTATCATAACAAAGAACGGGTCATTATCACTTTTGGTTGTTTCGGGCGTGTTGCCCTGTATGCGGATAAACTCAATGCCGTAACTATCGGCACGAATAACCGACATTAAATTCAATTCTTTTGCTATCCTGATTATTGGCAACGAGTAATTTTGCTCACTATTCGGCTCATCCTTTCCGTTAACCACATCATACGTTTGGTCGGGATAGCCAATTTTAACGGCATTGTAAATATAGGCTTCATACATAGATAATTTAGCATCCTGTACATTGCCAATAACCCTTAGCTTCTAAAACAGCCGTATCGTTCTGTATGCCAAACCCGGCGTTCGTTACGCTGTTGATTGATTGAAAGAAATCCTTAAAGCTGATCTTAATTTTCGCATCCGTAATTTGCCTGATAGCATCCCCGCAAGTAATTGTCAATTGCGGCCATGTGGTATCTAAATGATAGGATAAGGTAGGGTAAACAGCATCGTTCATTAACTCGATCAGCTTATCAAATACATATTTCGGGCGCAATCCCTTGCACATTGATGCGGGGGTAATTGTTTGATAGGCTAATGATAATGTGCCATCGGTAACCTGAAAGCCAACGTTAGTATTATTATCGGTAACGTTTTTGAAGTAAAAAAACAACCGTTCGTCTTTAAGTATTGAAGTTGTAAAATCCCATGAAAAATCAAATATTCCAAAATTTGTAGTAACATCATATAGCGTAGCAACCAATATATTATCGCTCTTATATACATTAACCTGAAAGTGCTTTGCGCCCCCTGGCAACGTAGAAACATTACCCTTTAAATTACCCTGTAACCTGATATCGGTATCAACCGTTGCTTTGTAGAAGAAATTATCATTTAAGTTATCAAATGAAGCGGCACTATCAGCCACAAAACCGCTATCCTGTACAGACGGCGTTACCGAATTTTGCTGATTATTAACTACCTGTAATGCGAAAAAAGCATCCGAACGATGGTCGATATTCAGTAAAAATATTAAATCGGCGGTTTCTGTTAATGATATGGGCGTTAACTGAATATCAATCGCTTCGGGTACATTAACAGGTATTTCATACACCTGATTTTCGTATGCCTTTATAGCCGCTGATATGCCGCCTTCCATAACATTTACCGTAAATGTATATCCCTCTAAAGAACTCGCATCAACAACAGTTGAAAAATCTATATCGCCCCGATATATTTCTGAATATGTCCAATCCGAGTTATTCAGTTCCTCAATAATAAACTCAACCCTACCCGCTAACCCATATTGATAAAATTCTGTACGTAATATCTTTGCGCCATCCAACACGAAATCCATAGGTATGGTAAACGTGCGTATCATACCGTAATAACTTTCAGAACGGTCAAAAGTGATCAATGAGCCTTCCCATCCCTTAGGTGCTTCGGGAATAACATAGTTAAACAACCCCCGCACTGCAAGTGTATATCTAAATTGGTTGGGTTGTGTCATTTAATTTATATTGCGCCTAACATAATTATTCCATTTTTCGGTATTGGTCACGTACCCTTTTACCCCCTTGCTGGTTAGGATTGTGCCGTGTACAGGCTTCGCTTTTGCCAGGTGGCTGTTTACTTTCCTCATCTCATCCAACAACTTATCATCAACTTGCCCACCTGCGAAATTTATCTTTTCGGGCCGGGCTATCATGTTCACCAAATCCTTATTTGATATAAATTTAGTACCGGCTTTTACCATGCCGATAGTTTCTGTGCTCGGTGTAAATGATTGTGTACCGTCCGGGTCAATACGTAATTCTGTACCGTGTCCGAAGGCGGCTAATCCTGTTTTTTTCATGGTGCCGCCGTGTTCAAATTTGGGTATTGGAGTAGCTAATAATGTCGCTACCTGTACTGCACCAATAGCCTCAATCAATATCGCTAAAGGCGTTATCCAGCCAGCAGCAGAGGCGGCAATTAATGTATTTTCAACAATTTTAGCAATAGATACAGCCTTATCGAATTTAGCTTGCTTTTCCTGTACTTGCCTCCGTTGCATATCGAGCGCATCTTGTTGGGCGGATGCCTTAGCATTAATAACCGCTATTTTATTTGCCTTATCTTCCTGCGATAAAGCAGAACGATCAACCGCATCAATCTCGTTTTTTGTCTTAACAGTTAAAGCATCTTTTTCATCCTGTATACGGTTAATCTGATTTGTATATCCCGCATTAATAACTGCTACAAAAAAAGCACCTACATCGTCCGCTAACTCTTTTCGCTTATCTGCTAATTCTTTTTCATCGGCCTTTAACCGTTCATTGTCGGCTATTTGAGCATCGGTAGCCTCTTTAGAGTAACGGCGTTTTAGATCAGCTAATTTGCGTTCATCTTCGGCGGTATCTGCGCCTGTCTTTTTTTCAACTTCGAGTAAAAACTCAATGCCCTCAATTTGGATTTTTATACTTTCTAAATTGGCCTGTGTTTCAATATCTTTTTTCTGTTTTTGGTATTCTTTAGTAGATATTAACCCTTTTGCATATTGCTCTGATAATGCTTGAAGGGCATCGTTGGCATCGTCTTGATTAGCTTGTAAACGCTGTTGAGCATATTGTTTAGCCGTATCCTTGCTATTTTCCTGAATATCTTTTTGATTTTTAGCATCATCCCTTCTTGCCTTATCGATTTGGGTATTGTATTCTTTTTCCAAATCAGCTAATTCTTTTAAGCCATCCTTTGCTATTTTTTGGCGGTCTTTTGCAACATCGTTATCCAAAGAAAGTAATAGATTTTTTCCTTCTACATTACTAAAAATGTGTGATTTTATTCCGGCCTGTATAATGGCTTTTGAATTAGTATAATATTTTGTAATAGCATCTAACCGGGCTTGTATAAAACTTTCATCGTTCTGCAATACCTTATCTTCGAGTTCTTTTTCGGTTTTAAGGCGATCATTTAGGTCTGATTTTACGTTATCGGGGGTCTTTGTATTGTCTTTGGCAGACAGTGCTGCGGCTATTTTATTATTCCCTCCAGCAAATTTTATTAAAAAATCAATCTGATCTTGCAGGTCTTTTTTATTGGCATCTTGTAATGCTGTAGATAAATCAGCCCTTTTATTGATCACCTTGCGTTGTTCTGCTTCGGACAACCCTATAGATGTGCCGGACGTACCTGTAGTACCGCCGCCGCCTAAAATAAGTTGATTTGCAACCCCTTTAACCCTTGATAGTTCAGATTGCCGTGCATTTTCTATTTTTTGTTTTTGAAACTCAATATCTAACTGTTTAGCAGCCAATTCGCTTATTTTAGTAGCGGCGGCTTTTGCTTTTGCGTTCTCAAGTATGGCAGTAGTGGCTAAATTATAAGCATTAGCAGCACCACCGTTTAATATGGTTTCTGTTGTTATATTGCCAAATAAGGATGGAAATTCTTTTTGCAATTCCTTAGCTGCTAATAATCTGTTTTGCTCTGAATTGGTTACATCCTGTGTGGCTGAATAGAGGATACGTAAATTGGTTGATTGCTCACCATATTGCTTAGAGGTGTTGGCAGTAACAGCATTAAAATTAGATAGGTTTTTTTCTGAAAGAGAAAGCTTATCGTTGAATATTCCCAACGCATCTGCCGCTTTACCTATCACCCCAAAAGCCAACGTAAAAATACCCGCAATACCTATCCCCGGCAATATATAAGCTAACGTCCGCAAATAGCCCAATCCTTTAGTTAGCTGTCCTCCTATCTTATCCAATCCGCTTGCTTGCACTGCCGTATTAGTTTCAATAGCCGCTGTTTCTGCTGATATTTCAGCAGTTGTTATAGCTTTTGCAGCCCCTACCTGTTGCGTTTGCGTTTTATACGCCGCCGCCCTTGCCGCCGCCCTGCCTTGCGCAATATCATTTTCATTAACGGCGGTGGTCATAGCATTTTGGGTAGCGATTGCCTTTTGTGCCGCCGCTATTTCAGCCGCCGTATTTTCTGTTACAACCCTGCGCCTTTTAGCGGCAATAGTCTCTTGTTTTGCAGCAATCTCATCCCGCTTTGCTTGTAACCTTATTTCAGAGGCTTTTATCTTTTCAGAATTATCAATAATTTGTTTGGTTGCCGCATCGCTCTCCTTCGCAGCCTTAGTAAATTGACTAAATGAAACAGCGCCGCCAGTAGCTTTAACCAAAGCATCAGCCTGTTTTGCCGTCGCCACAAACTGCGCCTCTAAAGAAACTAACGCTTTCTCTAAATCGGCGACCTGCTTATTACTAATCGGGTCTACTACTTCGGTTATCGCTCCGCTATTTGACATTTTTCAAGCTTGCTTTATATTTGTTCATAATAGCACAATATTCAGAAACGGTAACGATATGGGTATCTAAACGATAGCCCATAAACTTTGATAATTCCACCATTACCGCATCGTAATCACTTTCTTTAACGGCACCACCTTTTTTGCTTTGTATGGCTTCCAATTCTTTTAACCTATCATTTTTACGGATTAGCATAGCCTTTGCCCTGGTAATTATCATGCGTAGATCACGTTCGTAATGTTCGGATTGCTTAATCGGAAAGCCGTTTGAGGCTAATATAGTAGCTAACTCTTCATTATATCGTATAGCTAATTGCTGTACAATAGCCTCAATAAGTATAATTTTGTTGGTTAATACCGATATATCCTTTAAAACAGCTAATAAATGTAATTGATGGGTATCTTTTGAGAGCACCGCATACTCTGAATATATTTCTTCCCAATTCTCAATGCGGGATATATCGCCCGTACAAACCGCCTTAATGAAGTAATACATAGGCAAATCAGAACATGACTTATACTTAGCTAAAAGTAAGACCTGTTTTTTCCGTAATATATTGGCGAATTTTAGCATATACAATTTCCGAATATACGATTTTGTTTTCTTTTGTTAATCCCCAAATATATTTGCCGTATTTAGCTTCTATTTCAGGCTCTTTAAAATCCTTGCTGCCAACCGTAAATGCGTTGGGCGTTACTTCTACATACATTGCGCCGTACAGTGAGCCTGTTAGTTTTAAATCGGGGTGTAGAAAACCAGGCAATGGGTTTTGTTTTTCCTTTTGCAAGGCATATATAGGGCTTGAATACAACGCTAATCTCAACCCGTTACTATCAATAGATTTTTCATATAGTTGCCCCTGATTAAGCGCAATTATCTCACCTGAAGTTGCTTCAATGATTTTAGGTACCTCCGTTTCGAGGGATACCGATTGTACGGCTTTTAATAGTTGTGATATTGTTCCCATAACCTAAAAACCCGGCTCATCACCGGGTTAGTTTAATTGTTTTCTTCTTCTTCTGATGAGGGCATATCGGCTTCCTATTGCTTAACTTTCGCCTTTACCTTCTTCTCCTGCAAATCTTCCCAAACTTTCGCCAGGTCAAATTTGTCTGCATGGTGCTTATGTTGCTTAATAAATACAGCCTTGCTATGTTTATTAGCCCACTGTTTATTAAACCCCATTACAACGTCAATACAGGAATACCCTCGAAGCCCTCAATACCGGCATTGAACAAATCCAACGCTGAAGCCAACCCGATCAACACACCGCCCGAAGTAGGGTAGTTAGGATCACCGCTATCAACCGTTACCGTCCACGCTTTCAATGTAGCGTCAACCACAACCGAGGTTATAGCAATAACTTCACCATTATCATTTACCGCAGTCCATAACGCATCATCCGCTAACTCCGCAGAATAGGTATCATAAAGATCAAAGCCGTTACAGCCTGTTTTAGCTTTGATTTTAAGGATAGGCAAGTTACTGCCTGTTGTTTCATACAAAACAATGTTTTGCAGTCCACGCAGGGCTACCAAATCCCCAATATTCATTTGCACAAAACCTATCAATTCATTAAGGTATGGTTTTAAAAATGAAATATCGGTAACGTAGGCAGTCGGGTTTGAACCGTCTGATAGCTTTAACGGGTTTTGATAAAATAAAGTAAGGGGAATACCTTTTAAGGTATCGTCAACTTTATATCCTGCCATTACACCGTTTGCGTCCCAAAGGATTACGGCTTTGTTTTGTGTATTGAACTTGCGCAAGGCATTACTTAGGCAAAGTCCGCCATCAATAAATTGAAACGATAGGTTATAAAACCCCTCCCTCGTAATGGCTACCCTTCCATAGCCCAATGTTGCCTTAGTTGGCGCATCTGAACTATCTGTTAAGGCCTCATAAGTACCCATGGGATATGCCCGAAGCGATGCCGCCGCAAGTATATCAGCTTTGATAGCCTCTAATAGAGTAGCTGGTGTAGCCAACTCCAAAGCGGTATAAACACGCCCAACAGGGACTAAAACCCCCCCGACTATGTTTTTCAGGTCTATGAAGCAATCCCCATAGCCCGTATTTGCGCCGCTTACCTCGCAATTTTTATAGTTTAATATGCTCATTTTAACAATTTTTTAAGTTAAGTTTTAATTGTAAACCCTTAATTTCAATACAATCTAAAAAGTCATTAAAAACATTTCGATCATTCTTGTAAAGCCCGTCACGCCCCCAATATAGCCTGTCATATTTAGTATGGCCTAACGAATTAGCGCCATAATTTAAGAACGTTTTACTTAAACTTATCTGTTGTAATAACTCCTGGTATATCGGATATAATACAGGTTTAAAGTTATTCGTATAACGCTCATCGGCTTTATAGGTTGCCAGCGTGGCTCTTGCAATAATGATATTCAGCGTAACAGTACTGTCAAGCCCTATTACATTACCATGCCGCTCCGGGAAGTCCTGAAACAATGCTACTAACGGATATTTCTTAAACTGAAAGGTTGAAGATTTATCCCTTTGGCCTAAAGTTTCGATAATTTCAATAGGGTGGCCGTATAAATAATTTACGGCCTCTATTTTATCGTCAAATTCCCTAAGCGTGGGTAACAATATTTCGGATACCTTGCTAACAATACCACCGAACACATCAACTACAACAAACGGCGGTTTCATATTCCTAAAGAATTAATCTTCCTGAATATAACAGGCAATTCATGGCACATTGTACGATAATAGTTGTAAAACCATAAATCATACCGTTCATAATTCATACTCGGATATGGCACCCATTCAGGATATAAAGCCTTATGGGTATCTAAATAATGAATTAATGAATGTTGCCACTCTACCATTTCGTTCCATACCCTTGTTAACTTTTGGGTAGGGTTTACATTCGCTGCATTTTCTGCTAACGGCTTAACCTGTCCTATACCGGCTGTTTGTTGAACTTCTTTGGTGACGTAGCTATAATATACATAATTGGCAATCACGCTTTCTTTAAGGTCGTTTGTAAAACCCATCCATTCGTAATCTTTGCCTTTATTTGTATACGCAACTCCTTCCAATAAATCAATCCAACGATCCTCTGCGCCTGAAACCGGGTCTATTCCTGCTATAAAAGCATTGTAGAAACCTAAGCTCAACAGGAGCTTTAAGTATTTCGGTTCATACTTATTAATAAGTATCTCCAAATCCTCCATAACTGCCTGTTGGCTAAGCTGGGCGATAACAATATCCCCCCTGAAATAGGTGTAGTCGATAATTGACATTACTTGTCTTTAGCGTTAGCTTCCTCGAACTGCTTTTTTAATTTAGCAACAGCACCTTTTTCGTCAAAGTTTTTCGACTCGAATTTCGCCCCGGCACTCTTTAGTTTTTCAACCAATTTGTGATGGATTGCATATTCTTGTCCTTTGCTGTAAAGTGGCGTTGGTCTGCCTTTAATAAAGTAATCTTCCTTGAAGTTTACTACACGGGTGTTGTCTAAACGATTGCTCATATAATTATATTGATTAAGATACTGGTGCTGCTATCCCTGCTTCCACATTCGCCCATGTATCATAAAGAACAGAGTTCTCACGATTTGAAGGAATGTATGACAGGAACCGTTGATACCCCCGGAATGATGTACGGTCATAACGGAAATCTTCGCCGTTTAACCCACGCTCGAATACCAGGTTGCCATAAGCCTTAATTTTAAAGCCTAAGTCCTTGCCTATTACCAACACGTTGGTTGAAGGCACATCATCCTGATCTACCCAAACAACATGCACCCCGGCGATGTATAGTTCGCCTAAGTTATTGGTGTAAACCAACGGGTTGTTTTGGTAACGCTCATTCAAATCCTTTAGGTTCTGAATACGGTAATACACATCAGCGGAAACGAAAGCTAAAGCTGCTTCTTCGCGGTTATTAGCGAATAAGGCAAAAATAGCTATCAGATCGTCGATGTAATTCGGGTTTTCCACGCTATCAGCGAAAGCAGGGGTTGTTTGGTACTGGATAGCATTTTGTTTTAAGCCCAATGGCGCATCGGGGTTAACGCCAGGATTGTTGTTTAACAAGCCGTCGTTAATTGCCTCACGCATTTGCTGCATAAAATCTTCACGTATCCAATTCTCCAAAGACGAAACGTCTTTCAACAATTCATCCTCAACAGTTCCGAAGATAGCTACCTTTTTAGCCTCTACCTTACCTGTTGATACACGGAATGAACGTTTTGGTTTTAATGCTCCTGAAACTATCCAGTCTGCACCACCGGGGTTGCCTGAAACGCTTGCGCTATCGCCAATTTCTTCTTTTTGAAGATACAGTAACGTAGGCACATTGATTTGCTGAATATCGAACCAATCCAGTATAAGGTTACGTTTGTGGCGTATTTTATATAGTTCAGGATCAATAAACCTGCCTGTAAAGGCGGTCATGTCGGTATCAGGCGCACCCTCAAAGAATTGAGGATAACCGAAGTTTTCGGCTGCTTTTATCTCGATACGGGCATCTTCTTTTGTTTTTACACCGTCTTTGAAGGTGGCGGCAATAAAATCTTCTACTAATTTAGTAGTAACTAATTGCCCTTTTTTCAGTTTTTTACCAGTTTGCTCCTTCGCTTGATCGGCATCTTCCTGCAATTCTAAAATCTGCTTGTGCAAACTTTCGTTTTGCTTGTTGATCTTATCCAATAGGTCGGTTACTTGTTTCCCGGTTAAAGTATCAATACCTTCTTTTAAAGCCAATAAATCGGCCTTTATTTGGGTAATTTCGGCTTCGTCCGCCTTTTCGCCGAGCATTGTATTGAATTTCTCCACCTGGTCGCCGATTTCTTTTATGGCTTTCAGTTCAGGGGTTTCGGTTCCTCCACCTCCCCCGCCATCTTCGCCAGCCCATAAAGCCATACGCATAAAATGCGGGGCGCTTTTGTTATCTAAAAATTTCTTTTTCATGTTTTTTAAATTTGGTTTTTTAATTTATTCAAAGCATCCATGATACGAGTGTCTTTCAACGGCTGCGTGGTATGGTGAGTGGAATTAACCGGCTCCTGTTTTTCTTCTTCAATTGATTGTGTAGGGGTAACAAAGTTACTCCCCTTTGGTACTGCGCTGCCCTCAACTACCTTAGCCTCGGTAACAGCGAAAAAGTACCCTTGTGCGTCAACATCGTCCTTGTTGGCTATTAAGGGATAATATTTGTTCCAATTATCGTATTCAGAACTATATCCTTCATCGTTAATGCACATGTATATCTTAACATATCGCATCCCCACGGAATGATTTTTAACATATTTTTTTAGATATTGCCCGAACATATATTCGTTACGGTTTTTATCTATAACAACATCGAAAACTAAAGCCTGTGTGCTACCCTCGTAAGCTGCCCCTAAAGACTTCCAACTCATTGTTTTTACTGAGGCTTGGATATCATCTGATATTATACCTTTGAAAGTCATGTTATGCTCTTGCAATAGGTATAATAATGGCGTTTCGGCTAATGATTTGCCCCATAACCCATCAATATGAACGTCTGAATGGCTATCGAATAGCTTAGTTGTGTTAATAATCAGCCTTGCCTTTAACTTAGTAGCATCAGATGATATGTTTTGATCTGCTGCTTTTTTAGCATCGCCCTTATCGTTTAAAAATTCCACATAAGAACAAATAGCATCCGCTTTCTTTATCTCGAATTTCTTTTGAGATATAAGTGTTTTCTTGTTATCAACAAGCCAATCGAAAAGCTTTTTACCTGTTTTATTTGGAATTTCTAAATTCATTTCTTTATAATTTGTTGTTGTTTTACAGCTTTTTCTTTAGCTTCCTTAATTTGTTGTAGCTGATTGTTGCTCTTGTCCTTTTGCTGGCTTGATGACCGCTGTTGATGCGACATAATTACGTTCTCCCTTACTAAAATTAGTATCTAAATATTCATTAACTTCGTCTAAAGGTACGCCTTGATTTATCAGATTTGCAAATGATATAGATTTTAATTTTTCAATTTCGGCTGTATCGCGGGCAAATACCTGCATAAATGGCAGGTGATCCCACTTCATTACCAGTTTTTTACCCTCGGCCGTATATCCCCAACGGTCACTTAATCGGTTCATCAAATCATCGCCTTTCGGCTGTAAGGTATAGGAAACCTGCGCACCCCTTGCCTTCTCCTGGTTCTCGTATGTTGCCGAACCTGACACAAAAGCCTCTAATACGTCCTTTGGAATATTGTACATATTGCCTATCAGAAAGTAAGCAGATAAATATTTTTCATTGAGTTGCAGTTGGGCCATATTCTCAACAAATCGTTTAATTTCAATCATTGACTTAACTGCGGTAACTTGCTCGCGCCCGTTTACTTTTTTCTCTATATCTTTTTTCTCGTCTTCGGCCAATGGCAGTTTAGTTACATCGTTGGGGTCTGATGTGCCAGCCACTAAAAATTTACCTGAATAGCGTAAATTAATATTCTCGCTGTCTAACGCCGCTTCGGTATTGCTAACAACCTTATACAAAGCATCAATACGGCTGTTTGACTTGAACCAATTTCCGTTGCCGTTGGTCAGATCGGTAAAGGTTATGATTTTAGATAGCGGTATCTCAATTGTTGAGCCATCCTGATAACGGTAAATTATTTTTTGATCGTTAAACTCTTTCTCCAATGATTTAGAGAATATCATCTTATCTGCATTCCTTTGCACCCATAACGGAAACTCCATTTTATTCGTTTCGAGGAAGTATAGCTTATTATTTTCCTTATCGGCTAAGTCGCTATCAACATAGAGATATGCGGTATTTAACATCAGCCAAAACATATAATCCCAAAGCCATTGATTTTGAGATTGCATAGGATTGGGGTTTTTCAGCCTATCCAATGCAGGGTCGGCTCCTATATCCTTGCCATCTTTGTAAACATAAATCTTACCTAAACTGAATAAATCACATTGCAGGGCAAATACTTTTAATAAGGCGGGGTTAGAAAAAACGGCTTGAAGTTTTTTAAGGTCATCGCCGTAATTGTTAAATATTGGTGTCGCCGACCATAGGTTAAATGGCATGAAACCATCCCAAGTACGTGTAAACCTTTGCCTGACATTGTTAAACCAATCCCACATTAATTTATAATTTGCGTAAATATATAATAATTTTATATTGTTTTAATAATTCCTTGACTTTTCAGAAAAGCATAAATATACCTGGCACAATCCATCAGGTGATTGTCAACATCTTCCGGCTCTTCCAGCACTATGCCGTAACGGTCAACCTGTCTGCTATAATTTTCCTGTTCATATTTCAGGTTTTCGCTACATGAAGTATAGCATACTTTCATATTGTTTAGCCCGGATATGCCGTCAATTACTGAACCTGGGGGCTTTTGAGCGGCTATTGAGTAGTCATAACCAGCAGCACGTAACGCACGTATTTTAGTAGGCCTGTTAGGGTCACAAACTATAACCCTATCCTTATTTATCCCCAATCGGTTAAATACCCACGAAACAATACCCTCTTCCATTGAGTTAATCATTTCAAGCTCTTTTAGGCTAAGTTTTGGCTTTAAAATGTTCTCACTGTCATAATGTCGCTCATGTAAATACAGGCAACCATCATAATATTTAGCATCAAGTATAGCCCACGGGTCAACAGCCCCCCAATCGGATGCGGAATGTACGGTTGTACCAATGGCGTTATACTCATCCAACGATATTTGTTGCCAATGGAATATCCTGTTAGGACGTTCTGCTTTCAAGCCCCTGCCGTAGACATGCCAGTTAAATTGCGAAGCGGTGCCTATGCGCTCATTCTCCTTACACCTCGACAATTCCTTTAATTGCTTTTCTGTAAAATTTAACTCATTAAGTAAAATATCGTATTTTTTAGCTTCGTGCTCATTTATCTGCTCTGCTATACTACAATCAGAAACCGGTTGATAAGAAAGTATTTTAATGCGCTGTTCGGGTGGGCAAAACGGGTTGTCCTTAAATGTAGAGTGAATTACCAATGTGCGGGGGTCTTTCTTTAAATCATCAATCCAGTGGGCTTGCTTTGGGTTCCAATCTATAAATACAATGTCTGTTGTACGCATATCCAACTGATCAAATGTTGCCCGGCTTATTTTATACGGTTCATTTAACCAAATAACATCACCCTGGTAACCGTGTACTTTATCAATATCATCCGTTCCGCATATCTCAATATTGGTTTTAGTAGGGAAGTAGAATACTGATTTTGAAATATTAAACCTTACTTGTTGCCACCTTGTTAGCGATGGGTATACTTTATGCATATCGTGCATAACAGTATCTCTGCAATCTTTTGCGGTATCTCGCCAAACAGATAAACGTGAATTTTCGGTTTCGTTGGCATAGCAGTAAAATACCTGCAATAAAGATTGTGTTTTGCTTGATCGGCTGCTACCTTCCAAAAGTATGTAACGATATTTTTTATTACCTTCGTTATCACGGGCCTTAATGCCTTCCCATATACGCTGAAACACAATAGTAGCTTGCATGTTAATTAATATACTTATCCGAACATCCTACCGTCCCTCCGGCTTCAAACGTGCCTTACAATCGGTATTAAACCAAACGCACAAAGATATACGAATAATTGTTAGTTATGACAATCATAATGCGTTACGATATATTCCCGATACGGTGGAAAAGGTAAAGGTGCTGCGTGTCCCTGGTAATTACTTCTATGATGATTATTGTAATAAGCTGAAAGAGTTGGTAACGGACGGCTATTTTTTGTTCTTGGATGACGATGATTATTTATCTAATCCAAAAACACTTGCCAACCTGCCACTATCAGAGGATTACGGGCTGATAGTACAACTTCGCCGGGGCAATGTTATCCGTCCTGAAACATCTGAAATATTACCGGGTAAAATCGGTATGCCCTGTTTGATATTGCACCACTCACATAAACATTTAGCCAACATACCACCAACAGGGCAAGGTGATTATTATTGGATAAAGGCGATTAGTGAAAAATTGCCTATGCGATTTGAGCCCATTGTTGTAGTTTGTAGTGATAGGCGAGGTAATGGGAAGCAGGAACGGCCTAACGGGTAAAGATTAGATTCTCCGCATTCTTAACAGCAACTTTAAAGCCCTTGCAGTAATCGGTAAATAGCCTGTACAAATCCGTGTCACTATTCCATTCGATGCAAAGGCATTTAGTATACGTAAGGTCAATTTGTTGTAATATCTCCCAATCTTTTGACTCTGCATCAATGGATATGAAATCAAACTTATCTGTAAGATCATAAGGCTTAACATCAACTATTCTTTCTGTAAACTGAACCCCTGATTTTCGCCATTTTAAGGTTTCGTTATAATCAAGCGTTGACACTAAACCCCTGTCGCTTCCCCCTTTTATATGGGCGTTGCTTTCATAAAAGGTCATTGTGCCGGGCTGCTTGCCGATAGCGTGGTTATGCAATGTAATTTTTGGGTTATCTTTGTATAACTTCTCTAACTGGTCAAATGTTGTGCCCGGCTCTACCAATGTGGCTGAAAACCCATGTTCGATTAGTAGTTTAGAGTTGCTTAAATCGACGCCGTTGTTACTGCCAATTTCCAGTAAATTTCCCCTAAGCTTACCGAAGTAATTAAGAATAAACAAGTCTTCTTTATTTTGTGAGTAAGTTTTTAACATATACCATCGGCTAACAACAATGTTTTTTCTGAAATAGTCGGCTCATCCATCTTGCCATATACCATAAATGTATTGCCATCTTGAAGTTTTAATCCCATTTTATATGCTATAAGACTTGCACAGGTCTGATCGTGTCTAAAATTATCCCATGATCCGTTAAACACACCGTCCTGCATAGCCTGTAACCAATCGGATAAGAACTTGCGCCCAATCTCTGTTTCTAAATTCAACCCTAATACCCCGCTTGATAGCATCCTGCCTTCGTTTGTGCCAAAATACTCCTTTGCCTTATCGTTAGTCCACCTATCATTCATCCACCCGCTATCCTGAAAGAAATAACCGTCCTGCTCAATAATATCAAATATAGGCTGTAAGTCTTTAATAACCAACATTGAGGCATCAAGCCACAGCAAATGCTTATAACCTATGCGCATGGCATCAACAAACGTAGCTGGCTTAAAGCCGTAGTTATTCTCACTATGTAACGGTGCATTAACTTGCAACTCCGAAGTGTAGAGGATGCAATCATACGACCCTTTAAGGCTATTAAACAGCCGTTGTTGCCCCTTGCGGTATTTCTCCGTGCTTAAATTAATTACCGCCCTCATTGGGGTTTTGCCAATAGGGGTTGCTTTTAGTTGAGGCTTCCGTTGTTTGCGCATTGAAATTATATTTGAATAATACCTTATCTATAAAATGTTCTGTTGTAGCTTCGGTTAGGCATTGTTCAATGAATACCCAATCTTCGCCGTAATTGATTGCCGGGAATTGAAACTTCTTGAACTTGTTATGCCAGGCACAATTCGGGAACGGGGGCCGGTTGCAGTCGAGGTACTTACCATTAAATGTATTATGTTCCACTTCGTTACCCAATCGCTGCGTAACGATATATGTTGATCCGTTCTCATTCCTACATTTAGCCTTAAAATCAATTACATCTACATCGTTAAATGTAGCTTCGTAAATTTCTTTAATGTTAATTAGCCAATCATCGTCATGTATAAACATGAAGTATTTGCCGCGCGCCGCAGCCTTTAGTTGATTATGCTTTTCCCCTATGGTGCAAACCTTATTATCGGTTAACATAAGTATCTCCACCCGCTTTTTACCTACCATCTTTAAGCAATGGTTGTATAGCTTAATTGCCTTATCGAACCTGCTCGGGATTGAGGGTATGAGTATGGATAGTTGTATTACTTTTTCATCCATCTGTAATGATATAAATTGCCTTTAATGATATTTTCAGTCTTCAACCACGGCAATAATGCCATGCTATACCCGTAATCTTCACCGAACGCTATTTCAGGGAACCTTGCTTGCAAAGCTAATTCCCTACGTACAGGGCTTATATGATTAGGAGTTCTGTAATAGATTGAGTTTCGCTCATACCACTTACCATAATCTTTAGATATATGCCATTGCCGTTCATTGCGCCCATTGGTGGTAATTGTTCCTGATATACCTATACAATCTGCGCCCATTGCGTTTAAGATGCTTGATATGTATTTAGGAGATACTAAGTCGTCATCATCTATAAATACGATATAATCACCGGCTGCACGTTGGAGTAGCTTATTTCGTTTTACCCCGATGTTATATTCCATTGACGGGTCGGTGATAATCTCAACTTCGTTACCTGTGTACTGCCTGCCTAACAGCTGAATTAACCCCGCTAATTGCAAGCGCCTGGTTGGCATGGTGGCTATAAGGATGGATAGTTTTATCGCCATTTTATATCAGTATATTTTATTAAAGGATTTTCAATTCCAAAGTTATTAATTAATCTGCGTGCAAGTGTGCGCTCGCCCTGTGGAAAGGTTGCATCATTCTTTATGTTTATAGCGTCTTTTCGGGTACGCTTAGTTGAGTAATGATTATGAGGGAATATTAAATCCGATTTAATCACTCGCCCTAACATATGTCCGACAATTGTTAATTCTTCATCAGCGTGCATATGTAAATAATCAGGATGATAAACATAACCAAACCTTTCATAATACACCCTGTCCATTATCGGTAACGTAATTAAGGTTGGTTGTATGCCGTCATATGTTTTTACCAAAAAGTCTTGTTTACCTTCCAATTCAGCAAGCAATAACGTATCCCAATGGTTAGGACAATCGAAATCATCGCTACAGACTATAAATAATCCACCCTGTGCTAACTTCGCTGCGTTATTGATAGCATCTATTGCCGAACGGTTATCGTGTCTTACACCGCCTATATACGTGCTATTATCTGATTTATCTATACTTAGTATATATTCGGGGTTGGTATCTGCTTTTGACAGCCAATTCTGCATTGTTTCGTATGCTTGCTTGGGACGGCCCCGGCTTGGATGGATTAACGTTATGGTCATTTCGCTCCGCCTTTATCTTGGTAGTTTCCTTTTTGTTTTCTAATCGTCATCTAATGGCTTGATAATTTCAATTTCGAGTTTGTTGTTAAGTTCACCTTGTATATCAGCGTTGATTTGGGTGGGTATTAGCTTACTGGCTAATTTATAGAACTCTGTTGGCTCGGCAATAGCCCATACCTTTAACTTAGCTGTTGGATGCTCCTGTAATTCTGCAAATACATCAGCAAATACCTCTTTAACTAACTTGGTAGTTTTGTTTGTTGCACCCTCTGGCCTGCCGCCTTCGCCCGGTTTAAATGCCATAACCTAAAATTGCCTATTTATAGTCAAACCTACAAACTTTTATTTACAAATGCAATTTATCAAAAAAATCATCAGCCACCTTTTGGGTTTTATCAGCCCTTAACGTAAAAACCTGTTGAGGCTCATATATGCCCGCTACGGCACTATCGATTATGTGGATAGCTTCTTGTACACCTACTGCAAAATAAGCCCTGTGGCCTAACGAAAATAGGCGACAGTGGCATTTATACTGGTGTTGTAAATGATCGGATGCTAAAGTTTCGCCATCTTTGAGGGTTAAGGCGGTTCCGAGTGGCTTCTGCTCGATCAATAAGACTATGCCGTTCGGCAAAAATATAGTTGTATCAGGATAGCCCGGTTCGCTGTTCTGCTTCTTGAGCCTGTTTTGGGCGCCGTAGCTTTTGGCGCTTTCTGTTGTTGATGTGTGAAATACGATGTGCGGATAGTATTTCTTGAGGTGTCCGGCGACTGTTCCTTGTTCGCCGCTTTCCTTGTAAACCCTATCCTTCGCCTTCGCTTCCTGCTCCGTCATCACGCCCTGGTATTTTCGGGGGTTGCGGAATAGTAGGTTGATTGGGTCGTTATTCTCCATACATCGATAAATAAGTTAATTTTAAAACTACAGCATATTCCGGCACTTCAAATATCTTAGCTATTTGTTTAATGCATTCATCCTCCGTATCTATTTTTTTACTTTTTGGAGGTCGCCTGAGTTTTATCCATTCTTTTTCAAATAGTTCTGTGGGTAATAATAATGATACAGCAAACATATTGGCCTGATCCTCTTGGATACGTTCTTTCTTTGATTGAAGCATTATAATATTTTTTTAAACTCGTCTAACTGCCTAATATCATCTAATAGGTTTTCTAATTCAAAAATCATAACCTTGCATATTTTTTTACCCAAGTCGCCATCATCTAACAGCGGTTCAAGTGCCTTATGAATTTTAATTTTGTATTTAATCAATTCTATTATTTTACTTTCCATTATAATCCTCCCTTTATAGTAAGTACTTTACTTAAACAATGTTCATATCTCCATGCGGATGACTTATTACTATCCATAATACAATATGCGTTTCTTTCAATATTATAATCTATAATCATCCCGAACCAAATATCACCGTGTTCATTTACCTCAACAAAGTCGCCAATTTTATATTTTGGTATTTTACTTTCCATATCTGCTTAATATCTGTTGTTTACTTTCTTCATCCTTAGTAGTCCTGAATATCACACAATCGCGTTCAAGCCAATAGTTTTCAAGCCATGAGTTATCAACCGGCTTAGCCTTATACTTACCTTTCGCCTGCTTTATATCCGTTACATCCCCTTGTAGGTTGCGGGTGACTTTAGGGGGTTGTTTCATAATTGCGCTAATATTGCCTGTTCATAAATACCTGCCATCTGCATATTGTAATCATACAGGAAATAACAGTGTTCCAATGATAATCCTTCATACGGTATCCCAGCTTCCGATATACCGCCTTTATCAAGGTCAAGACACTGTTTTGCATGGGCATGGTAATGGTTGAACATGCGAATTAAACAGTCTATGGGTGGGTTGGCGATCATGATCCATCCCCTCATAAATACCCTTACTACAATTATCGCATTGATATACATAACAACGATCCTGATAATCTGGGTATATCAACTTTTTATCCTCATGGATACAGTACCTAACTGTTAACCATTTGCCGAAGTAGTATAGTAGTTTTTTCATGTTATTATTTGTCTTATGCACTTATGCAAGTCTTATGCAGCCCTTGCATAAGTGTAACTATTATGATTATCAGCAAGTTAAGCCCCTCTTATGCACTTATGCAACTTTTTGCGTATAAAAATATATATAATATAATATAGTAAAAAACATTATCCTGTTGTTTTGCATAACTTGCATAACAATTTAAAAAGAGGCGAAAACTTTTGCATAACTGCATAACTCGCCAAAAAACCGCGTTTTTGATAGCGTAGGGGCGGTTTTTCGTTATGCAAACCGTTGCATAACTTTTGCATAACTGCATAACTCGATTTTTAGTAGTTAACATATTGATTATCAGTATAGTTTGCTATAAATTGCGCTAATATGTTGCCCTTTTCGCTCTAAAATTTGGTTCTTTTTTTCGCACCACCTTAAAAGCAAAGAGCGGATATTTGTTTCCTTCATTTTTAAAGAAGTGCCTATTTCGATAGCTTTCATGGCCGAAAATTCAGGCGGCAATCCTTTATAAAAAGTTTCCGTAATACCACGCAATTTATCAACAGGGGTTACAGGGGTTAATATTTTCATGGCCTTTTGCATATTGCCTAAAAAATACTCTGTCAACCTTATAGCCCGCTCCATACTTTGTACACTAACAGCGTTCCTGAAATCATCGGGATTATTCATTATCTCTATTATTAAGGCAAATCGCAAACAATAATCCTGGTACTTAGCTATTACACCTTTTACCTGATCGGACGTAGAAATATTATACTTCCTGTTTTTATTATTAAACCATGTGGCATATAAAATATTAGCATCCTCTGTTAATTTATAAGTCCTATCGGTGTCCCTATATGCTGTAATCTTATCAATCAAATCATAATAACCTTTTTGCAATGGGCTGTTTGGCTCTCTTTGCGTCCAGTCAGCTTTTAATTCTGGTTCGGGGTATAAGAATAAAAACCTATGGAAAAATCCGTTATGCTCATTTTCACCGTTACTTAACACATCTAAAACACCGGGCTGAATGCCGCCGATAATTGTACAAAAGGGATCTTCCACCTTATCCTCATCCCTGCTTATACGCTGAATTAAAACAGGAGAGCCGCTCCATAATTCAAGCCATTTCTGTAATTCGTCGCCGTCACCGTATCGGTTCATGCGCTTCATGAAGCCCGAAAACTCATCAGCATATAAGGCACAACCACGTTTGTTATAAGAAAGTATTTTAACAACCATTTCAATAGTGCTGTCCTTTATTAAAAGTTGGTTCATTATAGGCTTGACGGGTTCTTCTATATTATCGCCTTTTTTCTGATTTTTATATATAGCTAATTTTTTAAAGTAATCCTGCTTATCTAATTGATAATCTTTGTACCATTTATCATCTATTAACTCTAAAGGCTTGAAGATGCACTTCATAGCAGGTGTTTTAGATGCCCCTGGAGGCGCTATCACTGTCATGTATAGTATTGGCTTGACAAAGTACCCTGTATTAGCCTTAAGACGGCATGAATTACCAATAAGTGTAGAGATAGCACCCAAAGCGAAGCCAGCTAAATACTCGTGCTGAATAAACTGGCAACGTATATAATTCAGTAATTCGTCAGGGAAAATATCATAAGGAAATTTTAACCGATCCTCTGTTATCAAAGGTTGATTAGTTACTGGCTGCTGCGCAATAATGGATATTCCGGCGCTATCGCATATTAGATTTATCTCATCAATAGTTAATATCCAATCCTTATCATTTTTATAGAAAAGTATTTTTGACGGACTTAAATTCCATGAGGTATCATCTTTATCAACCCGGTCACTAAATGAGGGAAAACAGCCGATTGACGATGTGAATAATTGCAGGTTTTTTGTAGAATAATAAGCCTTGCCGGAATAGGTGGCCTTTGAGCCAACGCGTAAAACAGGCTGAAATTTATCGGTTTTTTTGAGTTTGTAATCAGGTGCATTAACCAATCCTATGGAGCTTAATAAATGCGTAAAAATTTCATCGGTACACTTACTGTCAAACTGCAAACATACACTCTCGTATTCTAAAGGATAGGATTTTATAATTGTTGATTGCTGACTGTTTAGTTCGGGCTTATATTTATCAAAATGAATACAGCAACTTGTAATAATGTCGTATTGATCTGCTGTTAATTCAGCCAGGTCGATAAACTCATTATGCACCATTTCATAACCAGGTGTAGGGTCGCAATAGGATAAAGTACCACCTGTATAGATAGCAATTACTTCTGCTCCAGCCTCGGTACGTGCTAAACTTAGCTTGCTTGAAAGTTTTGGGTATTTTATGTAAACATGGTATCCACCGTTACGTGTGGTTTCAATGCAAATTTTATCGAAAATATCACCATCCAAAGAGTTAACCGCTTTTTTCCATATCTCAAAAACGGCCTTATCTTCTGTGTTTTTCAGGTCAAAGTCAATACAACCGAAAGGCGGGAATAACTTAATAGCCATCCCGTTGGCTTGATGTAGATTTTTAATAACTGTACCAAAATTTGCGGCATTATAGTTTTCTGCTGTTATTTCAGAATGAGCGATATAATGGCTTGAAGCGGATTTTAAATCAGTATCCCAAATTAAGGGGATAGGCATTAAGCCGAGTTTAAAAAGGTCAATAAAGTTGATTTCGTTCATAAAGAAGCTAAATGTTTGTGAATAGCTTTCTTTACGTTCTCTCTCAAATCAGGCATATCGGCAAACCATTGCAGATACCTGATTTCTTCTCCATCCAACATGGATGAAATTTCGCGGCCTTTGTATTTGCCAAATGGTACGATTTTTATTTCGTTGTTTTGCGGAAGATGCTTAATGTAGTTATCGCACCCGTTGCAATATGCGGAGTCGTGGGGGCCTGACTTTTTTACGGTGTAGTCGTTTACGTTCCCGCAACGCTGGCAAATTATATCTTGCATTATACAATTAATTATGATAATTAATTACTAAACATGGCTTTAAAGCCGTAGGGCTAATATAGCAAAACTTTATCAAAAAACAACAATTATTTTTTCATAACAAATGCAAAAAGGTGTTAAAAACCGTGCCGTCTTAACCTGATACGCTCCCGGCATCTTCGTATATTCAGCTTGATTTTAGTAGCTTCGGCAGAATAGCAATTAAGCGTATTTTCTAAATATACCTCATTGGCGTATAATATATAGCCACCATTATCGGCAATCATACGATTTATGCGGTCAAGCAAGATTAATCCGTTTTCGCTCCACTCAAACTGTTCTAATATTTGCGGGGTCATGTTAAAAGAGGGGTTAGGAAAATAATAAATGTTGGCCCTTAGATAATTCAGCATTTTGGCAATTCTTTACAGCCACGTCAAAATAAGACGTTTTCAGTTCGCCACCAACTGCCTTTCGATCCATTTCTAAAGCCTTAAATAACTCGCTGCCAATACCTGCAAATGGAGTGTAAACAGTATCGCCTTTGTTTGTCCATAAATGCAAGCTGCGCTCAATTGTATCAAGCTGTAAAGGGCAAATGTGCTTTTCATCTTTATCATCTCTTGCACCTTTTAGGTTAAGCGTATTGCCATAATCAATATCCATCCATACAGGTGACGCTATTTTTTGCCACATATCAACCGGTAGATAACCAGGTATCAACGGGTCTTTATCCTGATGTACAACAGGGTGCAAATGTTCACCAGGCTTACGGAATACCATCAAATAATCAGGAATACCCACCCGGCTCATGGCAGCATCTTTTTTAATCTGCTTATGCAATAAGCCCAGCGCCTTTGTACGCGTCATTTCGGTTACGGGATTTTTCCAAAGTGTAACCCTGCTATGGTAAATAAAACCCGCTTCTAAAAATGCCTGTAATATCATGCCGCTAAAGTCACGAAGTCCAATATAACCCTCTTTGCCTTTTTGAATAGGCAAGTCCATGCAATGCACAGCCACGTTACGGCCCGACCATAATATACGGTACAGGTCTTGCACAATAAATTTAAAGGCATATAAAAACTCGTTATAATCTTTTGAGTTTCCCATATCTTCTAATTCCGAGCTGTACGTATATAATTCGGCAAAAGGCGGACTAAATATTGAAAAACCAATACTATCATCCGGTATGTTTTTTATAGTTTTTACACTATCCCCTAAAAACAATTTAAAGTTTTTACCCTCAACTGTTTTAATTTCACGGGTGGTTTTTTCTTTAGTTTCAGATTTTACATTTTTCATAATCGCTTTTGCCATGCTTTGTTGCATATGCTCAAATTGTTTCTGTTTTTTATAAATTGATTGAATAACGTTAGTCATAGTATCGGTGACTAAAATATAGATATTAACAGGATGTAGTTGCCCGAAGCGGTAAGATCTACGTATGCCCTGGTATAAGCCCTCAAAGCTAAAATCAGGCGATGCAAATACTTGGTTATGGCAATTCTGATAGTTCATACCCATCGCTGCCACTTTTGTTTTAGTAATTAAAACCCGAAACTCATTGTTAGCAAATCCGAGTAATTTTTCTTTTTTATATTCGGGATTATCAGACCCTTGCACATTTATACTACCTGGTATAAGTTTTCGCAATTCATCCGCTTCATCATTATGCTTTACCCACACTATAAAGGTTTCAGGCGAATTATTAACAATATCAATTACTTGCTCAATGCGGGCTAATTTGGTTGCCCGTAATTCAGAATTGAAGTTTGTTGCAGATACGGCCATATCATTAAATAAGCGATTGCCTTTTACTTCGGTTCTTATTTTTCGCTCAATTAACTCTAACTTGGGTAAGTTATACCCGTCCATGTGAAAGCCTATATCTTCCGGCTTTGAAAGCATGACAGCCCATTCCGATACCCATTCATAAAATCGCTCTTTAGCATGTCCTTTTAATCTCCACTTTGCCGTATCGCCGCCGTCGTGTACAAAATACATAGCCAGCATTTCATTGTACGGCATAACGTTTAAAAACTCGGCATGGTTACCCAATTCCATCGGGTCGTTTGGGCTGGGCGTTGCTGTACAAGCTAATTTATATTGCGTATCTGCGAAATTATCAATTATGAGTTTTCGGGTGGCGCCATCAAAGTTTTTAATGATACTGCTTTCATCGAGTACTATGCCCCCAAATAGTGAACAATCTATATTGTGAAGTTGCTCATAGTTAGCAATATAAACACATTCGTCTGTAGCATCCGCTAATTCCGATAACTCTCTTACTGTCACGCCAAACTTAATACCCTCTTGTATTGTTTGCGCAACAACCGCCAAAGGCGCCAAAATCAACACATCTAAATCAGTATGTTTAACAACCCGATGCGCCCATTCGAGCTGCTGAAAACTCTTGCCCAGGCCACAGTCTTGAAATAATGCAAATCGGCCCTTTCGTAAGGCGGTTTGAACGCAAAAAGCCTGAAACGGGAATAACAACGGGTTTAAATCGGCTATTTTAACATGAAAGCCCGTATCAGATACCGTTCGTTTTTTCGATAGTAAAAATTCGTTGTATGTCATATCTCAATATTAACCGGCATAACCAAAATTAAATTAGTCAACTCGCTGTTATCGGCTTGCTCACGGATAAATATAGGCTTGGTGCTTTCCGAAAAGTACAGATATACCACCCCGCTAAGTTTAGACAAAGCCGTTATCATGAAGTTGCCATTAACACCAATCACAAAGTCGCCACCAGAATAATCGCCGTCAATTTCTTCTTTCGCATCACGGCCAAAGTCCTTATCAGTAGCTTTTACAAGACTACCTTTTTGCGATAAAAACAACCCAATCAGGAACGAATATTTATTAGCCATTACCCGCGTAACCTCACAGGCGCGACGTAATACATCGGCATCGATAACTAAACATTTATCCTGATCTAAAGTAACATTTTGCTTAAAGTCTGGGAATTTCATGTCAAGTAAAACAGAACGGATAAATAGGGTATCATCAATAATGAAGTCAACAGAATTTTTATCAAATTTCACTTCGATACTTTCGCCAAATTCAGTAGTTTGTAAAATATCAACCGTTTTTTTGGTAAGTAGAATATCTTTTGTTATTTCGCCATTGTAAGTTATCGATTGCGTAGATAAGGTGTTATTACCATAGGCCGTTAACGTCATTTGCCCAGGTGTTAACGAAATGTCTAGCCCATCAAACGGCGTAGGTACAGAGTTATTAAGTACACAGAAAGCCGTTTTAGATAGTGCCGACTGAAAAGACTTGCCATCGATTTGCAATTCGCTTTTAGCGGTATTCTTAATGCCGGGGAAGTCATTGCCATCTTCAGCCGACAATTTATATACGCCACCTGCCGATTTGATAGTCACCTGCAAATTATCTATCTCAAATATTAGTGGTTGTTCAGGCAATAGTTTCACCTGCTCATACACCTCTTTTGGCATGGCGATTTTAAGCGAACCGTCCGCCGTACAGGCAATAGTTTTGCAGATATATCCCTCTTGATTGCTGCCCGATATGGACAGGCTTTCCGGCGATATATCGAACAAAAAGTTTTCGAGGATGGGTATTACAACGTTCGGGTTAATGCCTTTTGAGGCGATTGCCATTGCATTGAGTAGTTGTTTTGAGTTGAGGGTTAGTTTCATGATAAAACAGCCTCCGTCACCTTAGTAATTTCAAAATGATCATTCATAGCATTTCGTAGTTTCACAGGTAAATCACCCTTAAAAATATAGTTTTGGTTAACGTGTTCGCTAATCTTTTCGATTAGTTCTTCAATATTTATATCGTCGCCGACAATATCTTTTATATCTTGTATTGCCAAATAGTTATTTTCTATTCTTTCTGAAAATTCTGGTTTATCTTTTAGTAATGTGTTCATTTCTTCAATTTTAATAGTAATTTTTCAATTTCGGCATCTTTGCCGTAAACCACAACGTCGTGATCAATCTTAATCTTGCCGTTCGTAAAGTGGCGGTTTGCCTCGATATATACCATCCCGGCATCGATCAGGGCGTGTACTCGCTGTTTGGTGGTCATGAAACTTTCCAAGCCTGCAAGGTATTATAATAATTACCCTTACTTTCACGACCATTCAGGTTAAAATGTACGTCTACATCTTGACCGATTTGTAAACCGTCAAAGATACTCACCTTATCCTGTACGGCCTCAAACTTGACATATTGCGGGTACATGCCTGGTATTTCCAATATTAATTCACGCTTTTTGAAAGATGCGCTAACTTGTTCTGTTTCGCCTATGCGAAATACTTTACCTGGTTGGTTCATAAATATTGATTTAAATTAAGCGTTAAAATATATTTTCTGATTAGTTCTACCTTTTCACGTATTGCCAATTCGGCAACAATGTTTTGCTCAAAGTAGTATGATTTTAAGCGAAGTTTGGCGGGTAAATGCGAATAGGTCATTTTTGCCCTGACTTCTTCAAATAGGTCATATTCTACTTCATCCATGCCGAGGCGGTTCGCTTCTTTTCGGGATTGCATATCTATAAACTTTTCGGGCGCATCCATTAAGCAATAATGCAAACCAAATTGTTTCTTTTTAGCGATTGCCATGTACCCGTTGCCCTGCCATTCGTAATCCTTATTCGGCAAATCCTTATCAAATATAGGAAACGTAAAGCACCACCAGGGGCATTTAATATCCTCAACAGATTGCGCCCTGATTATATCAGGTGTACCCTCCATGTGTTCATCCTCAATAAATCGCTCCTGATTTTTAGATACAGACCCCCAATTATATTGTGCTGCCACAAACTTAATGGCATCATCCTCGCACTCGATACCCTTATCGGTATATTTCGATGTAAATTCTTTTTGCCGTCCGTAAAATTCGGGTTGCTCTTTTATCCACTGGTCAACAACGGATAGGCAGGTTTTCGATAGGAATATATCGTTTTTGTGCGCTTCCAATTCGGGTAATTCTGCGGTATATCTTGTTACCTTTTCCAAATAAGTTAATGCCGGTTTTGTTTCCTTATTGGCACACGCATCATATTTAGCCTGATTGTCTTTTACAGATTGCAGCTTATCCATATAGTTTTTTAACGGGCTGTTTTCTTTAGGTTCGGTCATTATATCACCGATACTACTGCATCTTATTTTAAACTGTTTCATGCCAGTAATAATTTTTCGTTATCAGCCGAAAGGGCGTAAGCCTTACGTATAGCCTCTATGGTGGCTTTTCCGTCTTTTACGGATTGTTTAGCATCATTCCATTTTGGATGCTTTATATCAAGCGTAGGCAACGCTGGGGGGGCATATAATACGTCTTTGATACGCAGAGCATCTAAGGTTTCGCCAAACGCCCTAACTTTTGCTACATAAAGCGTAACTGTTTTGCCTGTCCAGTCCTCAATAAATGGGCTTCCGATTGCTTTAGTTAGCGTTTTTTGGTTTGTAGCGTTTAGTATCATTGGTTTATGCGGCGGGATTGTCATTATTGTACACTCTTCTTTTTTGCCGTCCGGGCCCTGCACCATTTCACGCTTAACGGTTTCGATTTTTACAGGCAGTTCTTTGTTCGTTTCTCCTGTCATTAATTCGTAAGCACCTATATATAACGGGTGACTTAGCTTTTTCCAATGGGTCTTTTCCATAAAATAATAAAGGCCATCCCCAAAAGTGTGCGCTTCCAGTTCAGGCCAGTTTCTTTAAGTTATTAAATGATACGCACATATCTAACTTGTTATAAATATAGTGAATTAATTTGATTTATTCATTCCTAAATGCCGCAACGTTATTCCTCCCATAAATCATATTTGTGACAAATGCCAACAATCGCTGGTATTCCCCTAAAAACATATCCGCTACCGTCATAAAAACCACATTGGGTAACATATATTTCACCTTTTAAAATACGAAATCTGTTTGCCTTTGCTAATTCCCATGCTTGTTGTTCTTCAATGGGTAATGCCAATATATCGGCTTCATTCCACGCACAGGATATAGTTTCGCAAGCCATGCAACTATAATCTTTTCTTGCACGTACTTTTTTCGATGGGTAAGTAAAATCGCTCATAATATTTAGTTATTTAGTTATTTAATTATTATCACTTCCAAACCTCCCACCACTTCTTTTCAGAAACAACAACCCGCTTTCCTTTTTTCAATTCGTTTAACCTGGCCTTAACCGGGGTGATCTCTATTGGGTGCTTTGACGCATCGGCAAAGTAAGGCATCTTATACCGGTATTCATTCGGCTTATCGTCAATAGCCCAGCCAACGTGCTTTGTAGGCTCATCTTGAGGTATTATTTTTAGGTTTGGTTTCATAGTTATTTAAAGTTTATTTACCTGAATTAAAAACTCATCTAAAAAAGATGCTTTATAATCTTTTCCATATTTAAGAGCAATTAACTGATCGTTAAGGGAATGCCTAAAATCATTAAGTAAGGACTCTAACTTATTATTGGCTTTATCGACCGACCGCATAATAGAAATATGTACATTTTGGCGACTATCAAAAAATGCGTTTATTTCGTATTTTTGTTGCATCATTTGTTCATATGTTTCAGGTTTTTTCATAATCTAAGCATTAAATACCGCATACACCAATCCCGAAGAAGTAAACCATACCTCCTCAATCGTCATCACTCTTTTCAAAAACGAGGCGTAATATTCCACCTCTGCCACCTGCTGATAATTCGGCGACAATTCGCTGTATCGGTATAGGGTTGTTGTTACGGTTTTCATGCAAAAAATGCCTTAAATTCATTATTACCAAATCTACCTTTTGTCAATTCTATTATCTCTTTAACAGTATAGCCTTTTTTAGCAACGTTATTTGATTTAACAAAATCTTTCGTTCCAAAAGCACAAGCCCCAGTAATTGACCGATAAGCCTCGATAGCTTCTGAAAAAGTAAATAAGTGAGATAATTTCAATCCTTTAAATTTAGTGGTATCCCGATTAGATATTTTATAGATCAAATTTTCTCTCGCCTCTTTCAAATTATCGCCGTGCGCCCATTTGTTATTACCATCGGTTACCAGGTAAATAACCTTTTGTTGGTTTATTTTTCTTACCTGATAAACATTACCCTTTTTGCGTACTATTTCAGTAAAGATACCATCAGCTTTTATATATTTATTATCAGGCCATACAATCGGGTTTTTGATTATCGGCGTTGTAAGTTTAGTCCATTTTGCTTTAGCTTTTAAGTCGCTTCCGATGTCTAAGTCGCCGCCCACAGTAGGGTTGAACCCATCAGGCAGGGACGTAACGCTTCGCAGGTCTAAGTCGCCGCCCACAGTAGGGTTGAACCCATCAGGCAGGGACGTAACGCTTCCGATGTATAAGTCGCCGCCCACAGTAGGGTTGAACCCATCAGGCAGGGACGTAACGCTTCGCAGGTCTAAGTCGCCGC